ATTACATCGCTCAGGCAAGCTTTAAAGCCTCTGAGGAGCTTTCTAAGTTAGGGTTGCATAAGCAATGGGCTAATCGTATTACAGAGCCCTACAGCAAGATTAAGACGGTTCTAACCACTACTGAGCTTACTAACTTCTTTAACTTACGAACTGAGAATGTCGTAGTTATGCCTGAGTTAGAATATTTAGCTCTTAAGATGCAAAAGGCTTATAATGAATCTGAACCTACTTATTTAGGTACTAATGAATGGCATCTACCGTATGTTACGAAAGAGGATTTAGAGAAGTACGATATTCAAACTTGTGTTAAGATTTCAGCTAGTTGCTGTGCTCAAGTTAGTTACCGTAAACTAGATACTTCAGTAGAGAAAGCATTAGATGTTTATGAGAAATTAGTTAATTCAGGTACTTTACATGGTAGTCCTTTTGAACATCAGTTAAAAGTATATAATCCTAATGAGATTGGTATTATCTTTGATGAATTTGGAGCTTTGGTTGAAGTACCCGATGGTATTACCCATACTGTATTTAATACATTTTTTGAGGCTCAGAGTTATTTCTCTGGTAATATCCGAGGGTTTGTACAGTTTAGACAATTATTGGCTAACCTAAATTCAAAAGATTTAGAGTTTACTGGTTAATATATTTTATTTTACTTGAAATACCCCTAGGGGTATGATAGAATCCTACCCTTGCTTTGAAAAGGGTAGTTATTAATTTGATAGCTGGTAAAACAGCGATAAAGGAGGTATCATGCAAATTCCAGCTTTAGTATTTGTTTCCTTAAGTGAAGTACAAATGGTTAAACCTTTTGTTACGCCTGAGTGGATAGAAAAGAATAAGGGAACATTTTTTGGGTATTTATATGAATTAGGTATAGATACTAAGAAATTTGTAGATAAGCAAGAAAATATTTATCATAGGAATAGATTTAATAAAGTCGTTTTAAATGATAGATATTTAGGTTATGAAAGAACAGACAAAGAATGGCTAGAATCTGGTCACGCTAGTATAGAAGCAAAAGATAGCGCAGTAAGCTCTAAGTTGTTAGAGGATTTATACAAGCGTAAAGGTTATAGTCTTTAATATATTAATTAAATAAGGAAATTATGAATTTAAAAGAACAATCACAAACAGTAGGAACAGACAAAACTCCTGTAAATACCTATGTAGCTCCTGATTGGTTAATTCCAGTTAAAGAAACTAACGTACCTATTGAATTTGCAGAACAGCAATTAAAAGTATTTTGGTTAGCAGATGAAATTAAAGTAGAAAAAGATATTCAAGATATGCGAGTAAACTTAACACCAGCAGAAAAGCATGGAGTTATTACTACTCTTAAGTTGTTTAGCTTATATGAAACTCATGCAGGTAACGAATATTGGGGTACTAGATTTAAACGTATGTTTGATGGTGCTGAGTTTCACCGCATGGCTAGCGTATTTGCTATGTTTGAACTAGCGGTACATCAGCCTTTTTATAGTAAGATTAATGAATTGCTTTATTTAGATACCCCTGAGTTTTATACTAGCTATACTCAAGACCCTGATTTAGCATCTAGGATGCAATATATTTCTGATATTATTGATGACCCAGATGATTTAGTAAGTTTGGCTGGTTTTAGTATGGTAGAGGGAGTTATTCTATATAGTAACTTTGCTTATTTAAAGCATTTCCAAAGTCAAGGTAAGAACCGTATTAGCAATATTGTACGAGGTATTAACTTTAGTGTTCGAGATGAGAATATCCATAGTCAAGCTGGAGCTTGGGCTTTTAAGTATAAGCTAGAGAAGCTAGGTACTACTGAAACTCAAAAACAAGTTATAAAAGATAAGATTCTTGAACTAGCGGATACTTTGCTAGAACATGAAGTTGCTATTATTAATAAAGTATTTGCTTTAGGTGAGCAAGAAGGTATTTCAGTTTTGCAATTAACTAACTTTGTTAAGAGTAGAATTAATGAGTGCTTAATTGCATTAGGTTACGAGCCTATCTATGAAGTTACTTATAACCCTATTGCTGAGTGGTTCTATAAAGGCATTAATAATTTCCAGTTTAATGATTTTTTCGCGGGACAAGGTAGAGAATACAATCGTAACTGGGATGAAGAATCCTTTGTTTGGTAGTTATATAAAATTTGAATTAAACTGTAAAGGAATTAAATGAATAAATACGATAAATTAAGTAAAGAACGTAAAGAACTACAAGCTCAGGGCTTAATCCCTGAATGGTATACTACCGCAGGTTACCAGATGTTCAAAGAAAAATACGAGCACGACACCCAAGGTAGAAGCGTAAAAGCACAATATGAAAGGATTGCTAGGACTGCTTCAAAGCATTTAAAAGGAACTAAATATGAAGCACAAGCCTACGATAAGTTCTTTAACTTATTTTGGAAAGGTTGGTTAAGTGCTAGCTCTCCTGTCTTGGGTAACACAGGTACTAACAAAGGGTTACCTGTGAGCTGTGGCGGTAGCGACATTCAAGATAATATTGATGGTTTCTACAATAACTTGCGAGAAACTGCTGTATTAACTAAACATGGTTTTGGTACAAGTAGTAACTTAAGCAAAATTAGACCTAGAGGTTCTAAGGTAAGTATCGGAGGTAAAGCTAATGGCGTTATCCCTGTTATTAAGGAACACGTACAAAGTATGCGTAATGTATCACAAGGTCAAAGTAGGCGAGGGGCTTGGGCGGGATACTTAGATATTGAACATGGCGATTTTTGGGAATTAGCTGATTTACTTAAGAATGAACCAGATGATTTAAATATCGGTTGGACTATTAAAGATAGTTTTATCGCTAAGTTAGAAGCTGGTGATGCTGACGCTATTTCAAGGTTTAAACGAGTCTTATTTGTTAAGATGCTTACGGGTAAAGGTTACTTTTTCTTTGTAGATAAAGCTAATAGAAAATCCCCTCAAGTTTATAAAGACTTAGGTTTGCTAATCAATAACTCAAATTTATGCTCTGAAATTATGCTAATGAATGACGCAGAACATTCCTTTAGTTGTGTTTTAAGTAGTATGAATGTAAGTCTATGGCATGAGTGGAAAGATACTGATGCAGTCTTTTGGGCTACTATCTTTTTGGATTGTATCGCAGAGGAGTTCATTCAGAAAGCCAAAGATATTCCAGCTTTAGAAAAGACTGTTAGGTTTACTCAAAAGAGTAGAGCTTTAGGTTTAGGTCAAGCAGGACTAGCTACTTTGTTCCAACAGGACGGTTTAGCTTTTGAAGGGTTTGGAGCGCATATGTTAAGTACTAATATTGCTTCACATATTCATGACGAATCTTTACGAGCTAGTAAGGATATGGCTAAGGAATTAGGTGAGCCTGAGTGGTTAGTAGGTTATGGTTTAAGAAATACACATCGTATAGCTATTGCCCCTACTAAGACCTCAAGCTTAATTATGGGAGGTATTTCAGAGGGTATCAATCCTGACCCAAGTATGACATTTACTCAGACTACTTCAGCAGGAGAGATTGATAGGGTTAATCCCACCTTGTTAAAGGTAATGAAAGATAAAGGGGTTTATACTAAAAAGCATATCCAAGAGATTGTAGATGCTCAAGGTAGTGTACAAGGGGTTAGTTGGCTTACAGATGACGAGAAATTAGTATTCAGGACAGCTTTTGAAATGAATATGCACAACATTTTAAGGTTGGCTAGTTCCAGAGCTAAATTCATTGATCAATGGCAAAGCCTTAACTTTTTCTTTAGTGCTAATGAAAAACCAGAGGTAATTGCTAGAGTACATAAGGGAGCCTTCTTAGATGAAGACATCTTAGGTGCATATTACATCTATACTCAAGCGGGAGTTCAAGCTAGCAAGGAAAGTGAATGTTTAGCTTGTCAGTAAGTCAATAGTATTAAAATTTAAATGAAAATAACCCTAGGTCTTTTACAAGGCTTAGGGTTTTATGTTATACTAATGTTTTCCAACCAACTTAACTAAAGGAGTTAATATGCAAACAACTAATATGCAAGTTAAACGTGTAGATTCATCTGATACTAACGTCAGCAAATATGTATTTGATTTTGATGGTACAGCAGTAGCTGAAGCTGTTCTCTATAAGTATCCAACTTATGAAGAACGTACAGTAATTTGTTGCTCTACGCAGTCTGGATGTCCTGTAGGCTGTCGTTTCTGTGGAGCTGGAGATAATTTTGTACGTAACCTTACCGCTGATGAGATTGTAGCTCAAGTACAATACTTATTTGCCGATAGAAATATTGATACTTCTAAGGTAAAGAAATGCCAGATTATGTTTATGAGTATGGGTGAACCTATGCTTAATTATAGAAACTTAGAGGAGGCTATTCGTAAACTCTATAAGTTGTACCCTAAGTTTTCTTTACTAATTAGTACTTCAGCCCCCTCTGTAAATTACTTCCCTTTAGTAAAATTAAGTGAACAAATTCCTACCGTTGGTTTACAGTTCTCTGTACATGAAAGCTCAAACGAAGTCCGTAATAAACTAATTCCTTTTGAAGCTAAACTAAACTTAGAAACTATTGCTACCGTAGGAGAAGCTTGGCATCTCGCTACAGGTCGTCAGCCTTTCTTTAACTATTGTGCTCACGAACATAATACAACTCAAGAGGATGCAGACCGTATCTATGCTTTGTTTAATCCTAACGTATGGCAAGCTACGATCAGCGTAGTATGTGAAAGAGATGAAAGCGTAGCTATGGCTAACCAGCGTCAAAGAGATTTAGCCCAAGGATTTATGCAAAAGTTAGCTGAGTATGGCTACAGTACAAGATGCTTTGATCCAGCAGGTCAGGATGATATTGGAGGTGGTTGTGGTCAGCTTTGGTATGTTCAAGATTGGATGCGACAACACCCTGAAGTAGCCAAGCCTTCTATTGGTAGAGGGTTACCTAGTGTTCATGCACCTAGGATTATCCCTATTTTAAATAGTAACTAATAAACTTTAAACTACGAGAAAACAACAGATTAATTATTTGTTATTTTCTTGTAGTTTTATTGTTTTATCTATGTATAATTAATACTAACTTGAAAGGATTAATATGCCAAGAAGCACAGACAAAGAATTAGCAGAATTGATTGATAACCTACCTCCAGATATGGTTAAGAAACTACTTAAGTATTGCCGTATGCTTGAACAAAAAGGTTGGAATGAAGCTTATCAGCAAGGTTATGATAGAGGATACGATGATGGGTATGATGATGCCAAGTATGAGTCTCTAGGGTGTTAAACAATATATTTTATAAAAGGAGTAATATGAAAACTAAAGCTGAACAAAAACTTATTGAATTATTAAAGGAAGTACCAGTCCCTTTAGTACAGAAAATATCAGATGGAATAGGGGAGGTTACAGATACCTATTTTAATAAAGGATATGAGCAAGGACAGTCCGTTGGATATAAAAGAGGTAAAGCTGAAGGTTTTGAGGAGGGATATGATAAGGGATACAGCGCAGGCTACGATTATGCAAAATATGAATTTTCAATTGAGTCAAAATTAGTATGATTTATACACTTGTTCCGATAGCTTCCTGTAGCCCTGAAGCAGGGTTATTTGCTGTAATTTGTATTATTCTTTTTTGGATATTACTTCTATCTTTAGCCTTTGGTAAAGAAGCTTTCTTTACTACCTTGATTATAGGTTTTATTCTTTGTACTTATCAGTACTCTACTTTTACTACTGTAGTACCAGAGAACAGGGTTGTAGTAGGTACACTTGTAAAAACTGAAGTAGCTTTAGAGTCTAGCGGAAAATACTCAACTTCTAGTTACACAAAAGCTACTTATGAAGTAGAGGGAGGTAGACAAGTAGTTACGACTAAAAATGACTACTATCCTATCAGAGCTGTTTTTTATGTTAATCAATCTAAAATGGAAATTTGTAAATAAGATGAAAAATCCAAACTTTATAATCCTAGGCTCAGTTGCCTTAAAACATCACTACCCTGCTGTTAAACGTAAACCTAAAGACGTAGATATACTGGTAGATAAACCAGAGGTATTTAAAGGTAAATACCTTGATGTACAATCTCATAGGTTATATTCTTTAATTTCTGAATATAATAAAGGGGAGCTTTTTGCTAGTCCTGAAGTATTGCTGACGTTAAAGTTATCCCATGTAGGAAAAGATACAGTATGGTTAGACAAAACTCTTAAAGATATTGAATTTTTACTATGGCATGAAAGTATAATGGTTATTGAACCTTTATATAAGGAATTGGTAATCTTGTGGGACGAAGTAAGACCTAGTAAGGTAAATCTCAATAAAACTAATTCAGAGTTCTTTAGTGACAATGTAAACCGTCTGTATGATCATGAGTTATTGCACGAGCTTGTGGCTTTTGAAGAAGAACCTATGAACTATAAAATTAGACCAAGTTTAGACTATGCTTATTGTTCAGAAGAACTCTGGGATAAACTAAGCTTTGATGAAAAATGCTATACTGTACTTGAGGAGTCTATGGTGATTAGTATTGAAAGGTTTAAGCTTGATCCTAGTTCAACAAGGAACCTTAGACTAAAAGCTATGGAAGATAGTGGTAAAAAATTAATTACTACTATGTCAAAAGGATACTTCAGTAGGTTCATTGCAGAGAATTATTATTTTTTGTTTAGAAATAAATTTGCAGTCAAGCTTTATAATGAACAATTTGATAAAGTCTTTAGTAATGAAATATTTTTAAAGTAGCTTGCTAATAATTAAAAAGTAAGTTATAATTCTGTATGTTATGGAGGTAATTATGAGATCCTTTTACGGTAAAGCGGGTAATGCAAAACTAAGGGGTAAGAAGTCCATGTTATTGCAGTGTGGTTGTTGCGTAGCAAGGGATTTTAGATTACAAGAATTAATTAGAAGTCAGCAAAAAGAGATAGATATTTTTAACAAGAAAGGAAACGATATGGAAGAAAAACAAGAGAAAACTTTAGCAGTTTATAAGATGAGTAACTTATTAACAGACTTACCTAAAATTTACTGTAATGAATTTTTTGATATTCTATTTGATGGGGATAGATATTTTGCTTACGGTGATGCTGAAAAAAATATTTCAATACCTATAGATAGTATTTTTAATGAAGAACTAGGATATATTCCTAAAGGTCTTGATAGTACTCTAGCATTAACTGCTGTGGTACAAATTGTAGATGAAAAAGGAGGGGAAGGACAAGGGGATTACTATCGAGTAGTTTATGAGTTTTCTTATCCAGATTCTACTGTAGAATATATAGATATTGAAGGTCATTATTCTAGCTATGATGGTGTAGATTTTTCTCTACATCACCCAGTTTTAGTAGAACCTAAATTTAAGACTATTCAGGTTTGGGAATAACTAATCATTCAATTATATAAGGAGTAAGAAGATGCAGAATAATATTGAAAATACAATTGTAAACTACACTATTGGTACTTTAATTAATGAAAAGCCTGAAATGTCTTGTAGTGATTTTATTGAAATATTTCTAAAAGATGGAGTCTTTGGAGATAGAGATGAAGAACACTATTCAATTAATCTAGAGGATAAATACAGGAAAGTATTTCTAGAAACTACACAGAGTATTAAATCAGGAGATATTCTCTATTATACAGTCAGGCAAGTTGATCAAGACGGTGGAGAGGGGCAAGGAGAATTCTACAGGGAAGTCTTTGAATTTACTTATGCAGATGGTAAATCTGAATTTATTGCTGTAGAAGGTCGTTATGATAGTTGGGATGATACGGATTATGATATATATGAACCTAAAGTAGTACAACCTGTACAAAGGTTAGTTACGTTTTGGGAATAAACAAAAGTTAATTTAATAAAGGAATATAATGCAAACGACAGATATTAGTACTCAAGGAGTAACCTTAGTAATTTTTAAAGCTCCTTGGTGTCAGCCTTGTAAAGCTTATGAAAAAGCTATTGAAAAAGCTAAAGAACAATATAGCAATGTAAAATTTATTATTTATGATATTGAAGACGAAAAAGCCTACGTAGAAACCCTTAAGTATAAAGTAAAAGGTGTACCTACTACTGTTTTTCTAAAAGACCAAGTAGAAGTAGAACGTATGCTCGGTGCGCTAAGTATTGAGTCTTTAGCTTTTGAAATAAAAGCCCTTTTATAATTAAGTAGATAAAGAAATACCCCAAAGGATAAAACCTCTGGGGTATTTTTGTTTGTGCTAAGGGCTTTAAACGGGCTTAGAGCCTTAATTAATTATGCTAGTACCTTGCCTATGCTTTTACTTATTAAAACTCTTACAGAGGCTATAAACATTAAATAGACCTATGCTATACCCTCGTTCCTTTGCTTAAACCTTTGATATAAAGTATAAGCAGTAAAGAATACAACTACAAGGCATAAGAATGGAACTGCGTACTCACCTAGGTTTTGAATTTGTTCTCTAAATAAATTAGCTGTATTTAAAGTCTCTAAAGTACCCGCTGTGAGAGCTGTCGTACCAGCTATTACACTACCTCTAGTAATTGTACTTTGAGTCATAGGTCTTTCTTCTTGTACTGCTTGAGGTAAGATATATTGAATGTTATTTTTATTGTTATCGTCATGAGCAATACTATCTACTGTAATTGCTTCACCAGTTAGAGTATCCTGTTGTTCTTTTAGCTCATGAGTTGGCTCAAGGTACAAGGCTGATTCTTTAGCCCTACGGATAACTAAACCCCTAACTACTGTTAGGACGTTATTAACTCTAGCTTTATTAAAAAGATTAAAAGCCCTAGAAGCATCAATAAACTTACCTTTGTTATGTAATCGAAGTACAGAACTTGTTTTGAAAGCAGAGATACCTATGTTATATGTTAAACTTACCATAGCATCAAATTGATTTTGGTTTGGTTCCACAATACATAAAGCATAAACAGCTTTCTCAAAGCTTTCTAAATCTCGGTCAAAGAAAGCTTCAGCTTGTGCTTTAGTTATCTTTCGTTTATTTTTAACGTCTTCTAATGTAACACCTTTAGTTGTACCGTAGCCTATTGTTGGTATGCCAGCAGGACAAATATATGCTACAAGCTTTAAACTTTCGCTTTCCTTTATTAGTCTTTTTCCTTTGGTTTGGATTTTCATCTATGTTCCTTATAATTGTGTAAAGCATAGTTTAGTATTGTCAAAGTCTGTATAAAACCTGACGTATCCTACACTGGGCTTAGTGTTATTAACTTGCCTAATCATCTCTTGTTCACTTTTAACTATCCTTATACCTCTATCTATAATACCGTATGGTTTAGCCATTTGTTCTACTAAACTAGGGGAAACACCAATTGAAGCTAATATATAGTTACTAGGGTGGTCACTTGGTAAAGCAAAGACAGTAACCCACCCAGTATTTAAAAGAACAGGTTGTCCTGAATAAGCTTGTATAACATTAAACTTGCTTATATCTTCATCTATATTACAAATGAAAAACCCTGCTTGAGATCGTAAGATAGTAAATGATAAAACTAAAGCTATAATTACTTTCTTGATATAAAGCATGGTTTCTCTTTTATTTTTTAGTTTCTTGCCTTTGTATAGCGTTTGAGACTTGTTGCATTTGTCCAGCTACTACTTTTAAATCCATTGAAATAATATCTAAGGACTTATTTATATTAACTACAGATACTTGTAAATCTTTTACATCCACACTGAGTTTTTGTTGGTCGTTTTTTACTACGTCTACTTGCAATGTCTTTTGTTCTAAAGCGGACAATCTACTTTGCATATTAGTAAGTTCTTTAGTACCATCTACAGTTTTAGAAACCAGCCAACCACCAATACTAATGGAACCCATAATACAAAAGGCTATAACAGCCCACCAGTTACGTATTCCAGTTGTGGTTATAGCATCACTACTATTTTTATTATTAGACTCAATTAACAGCTTAATAAGTTCTTCGTTATTTTTTGTAGTCGTGTTTCTAGTCGTCATTTTATTCTGCCAAAAAGAATGATTGTCTGAAAGGCATCCATACAGCCATAAAACTTTGGATATTATCCTTAGTAATAACTAATTCGTTATTGTTACTAAAGGAGAACCTAGTGGGAGCGAAGTTAGCACCAGCTACTTGATAAGCTACTAAAACAGCTATAAGACCATTTTGATCTTCCATTGTAGCAGAGCACATAGTACCTTCAAAATCTACGCCAACTAGCTTTGGGTCTGGTGCGGGATCTGGGTCTTTAGGTAACGGAGTGTTACCTTTAGAGATCCAGTTCTGGTACTCTTGGAAATCTGCATTATTTAAATCTGCGGGTATGATTGCATTATCTTCAATTCGAACGATTGAAGTGGTATTTGTTAGTTTATACATTTTTTAAAGTTCCTTAATTAGAGTCTTGCATCGGCAACCCAGTTCGCTTGCAAATAACCGTTTCCATTTGATGTCCCGCCCAACCAAAATCCAGATGTTACCGCATTAACTGATGCTGTAGCTGTTACTCCCCCGCCAATTGTATTTGTTAAAACAAAAGTGGGAGTTGCTCTTTTTACTACTGCGTACTGTGTACTAATTGATGCTGTAGCACTGGCCGTAGTTCTATACAAAAGAAGACCTTTTTCCCAAAATCTTTGACACAAAGCTAATTCTTCTTGAATATATCTTGATTTGAACTCTGTGGGTACATTTGATTTTTCTAGTTGAACTTGATCAAATTCAATAGTCTCTCCTGCTAATAATGAAGGTATTTCAAATTTTAGTGACAAACCATTACCTGCGTTTTCGCCAGCATTAAAACTAAAATTAAAAGAATTAACTGAAGTTGTAACATTAAAATTACCTGATGTTACTACTATACCGTTTGTAAAATTATCCGTTGTAGAAGCATAATAAATAGTCCATGTTACTGTCTTTGTGG